CGATCGGGCGCCGCGTGCAGCTCGTCATAGATCACCATCGAGGCGTTAAACCCGTGCTTGCTGTACGCCTCCGCGCTAATCGCCTTATACACACTTGCACTCTGCTGATGCACAATCCGTTTCTGCGAGTCGACGATATAGCACGCTTCACTCAGCACAGGATCGTTGCGCAGCATCTGCGCCGCCACGCCGAAGACCAGGCCGGCCTGGTCCTTATCCGCGGCCGCGCTGTAGACTTCCGCCCCCGTCTCGCCGTCCGCTAAGAGCCCATACAGCGCAATCGCCGCGGCGAGCTCCGACTTCCCGTTCTTGCGCGGGAGCATCAGTAGGCACGTCCGGTACTGCCGCGTCCCGTCCTTCCGCTTCTTGAAAATCTGCTTCAGAATCTTCACCTGCCACGGGCGCAAGTGGAACGTCTCCCGCGCGTGCGGGCCTTTCGTATGCGTCAGGCTGTTGATGAACGCGATCGGGTCTCTCGCGGCCGCTGGTGGCGCCTGAGGGCCATCGTCCTTCGTGGGTGTGTTCCGGTTCCACCCGCCACGCCGATCGCGTCTCGCTGGGAATCGCTCCGGATTCGGAGCCTTTGCACTCTGGGTGTCCATGCGGTCAGGTAGCCAAATGCCCTACGTTACGCCAGGGTGGTTTGGAGCACCTAGGGTTAGCAACGTTTACCCTACCCCCGGAACTTATTGATACCATTACGGTTAATGTTATATCGCGAGTCGGAGTTGTCCTCGCACGTGTGCGGCTTTTTGTATATTGCATTTCCGACACGCACATTGCACGTTGTCCCAAGTATGTCCACCGCCTTGCTGCGGAGTGAAGCAGGTGTCGGAAGAGAACCCGAGCACCCCGGTGACCAGACCGGGGTGCTCGTAGAACCAGAAAGGACCGGTGATGGACACCCACACAGTAACGCACGCCCAACGACGCCACAAGTCCCCCCGCAGGGTCGTCGACATCCACGACTTCCGGTTAATCAAACAGATCGTGCGGTGGCGCCAAAACGTGATCGACAGCGATCTCGTGGTGGACGATCGCCGCGCCGAGGCGGGCGAAACGCATGGGCGTGCCATACGTGTATGGCATTAAGCCGGCGCTGGTCTTCGCTCGTGATGGGTGGCGCTGCCAGTTGTGTGGATGTCACACACCGCAACGCTTACGAGGAAAGAATCAACACCGATCGCCAGAAGTAGATCACATCGTCCCACTCTCGCAGCTCCTTCACGACGGCCGACACTAACGCCTCCACAAGCGCCTGCTCGAGCGGCGTCAGCGGAGCGTCGTGGCTGCTCATGGTCGGTGTACCGCGCTGGTTACTGGCCCTGGCGCGCTTTGCGCGCGGCGCGGTCCTTCGCGAGCCGATCGACATCCGCGCGATCGAACAGACGCACACCGGACGCCGTGCGCTCAGCGGTGAGGTGCCCGTTGGTTTCTAACTGATGAACGGTTTTGGGTGTGACGTCGAGGATCCGCGCGACGTCGCCGGTGAGCAGTTTCTTCGTGCACATGCACAGGATGGTACATGTGTGACGCACGACAGTGTGAGTACTTTATCTCGGCGTTTTTTGCTGAGATCCTGTAACACGTTCTTTCGCCGCGCGCTGGTCGTCATACACGCGCTTCTCTGGTTTTCCGTGGCCGCGACCCCTGTTTGCTTTTCGTTGACACGTATTGCAGATCCGCTTAGCTGTCCGGGATGTTGTAAATTCCTTCGCGCATTCCGCACACGCTACGCCCACTCTCGCGTGTCGATATCTTTTCCCGCGTAAGAGCTTCCCCATTCGAGCAGCCCGACACGCAGGCGAACAGGTCTTGTGCTGACTGGTCGTGAAAGGAACTGGAAAGGATTTAGCACACTCGACACAGACGCGCGTCGCGATCTGCCGAGGCTTCTTCGCTTGCGCCTTACATGTATCGGAGCAGTAGAGATTTCCTGTGCTTGTAAACGTCTGCTGACACGTCAGACAAACGCGCTCTCTTGTGTACTTCCGATCGGGATGTTCACGCAGCCATGCCCGCAACTTACACCGACCTCCACACCAGCGACGCCGCGATGTGACCGCCTGCCCGCACTCCTCACAACTCGCCAACTGGGGAAAGATGGGCGCCTCCATCACAAGCCCGCTGCAGTCTTGCGACCATGACACGTCGGACACAGTGCTTGGAGGTTTTGGACATCCCAGAACAGTTCGGCCTGTCCGTCATGTTTGACAATGTGATCAACCACGAGATCCGTCCGAATGATCCCACACTGCGCACAGGTATACACCGAGGCGACTAACACAGACCGCTTGAGGTGGAACCACTGTGGCGTGTAGTACCACTGGCGTACGTCCCTGTTGGTGCGCGCATGTTCCTTCGCGACAGCGTGTAGGCGACAGCGCCCACGGCGCACGAGGACAGGGCAGCCGGGAACAGGACAGGCGCGTAGTGGTGCTAGGGGCATGGCGTGGCCTGTGGGGTACCTACGTCGTCGCCAATGTCGATACGGCCGGAGAGCGCCACGCCACACGCGAGCGTGAACACGAGCAGCAGTACGAGGCCGATCGCTTTCATACTTCCGTCACCGTGATGCCATGAATCGCCTCGACGAGGCGCTTGCGTAACCGATACGCTTCCGTCCTGGTCGCATTGGACTTCACATCCTCGACGACAATCTCCCCGGTCTGCATGTTCAGATACTGAAAGTCCGCGGTAAACTTCCCCACCGTCGTCACGACGATCGGCGAGCCGGAGCGCCACAACTCCATGACGTGCAAGGGGTAGACGGGGTGGACTTCGAGGTCGGCAATCTGCCCGGCTTTCTGCCAGCACTGCAGCTCGAGAAAGCGGGCGGCTTCTTTCTTCGAGGCGAAGCGGACGCCGTCGACGTGAATCGGGATGGCATGGTACTTATTCTCGGGGGTCGCATTCGTGACGGGTGGGCGCAAGGAGCGGACGAACCCGTTCTGTTCGGCGTAGGCGGTCCAGTCCTGCCTATCCCGCATTAACTCGCCCTCCGAAAGCGCAGCCGCATGCGATCGAACGCCCAGGCGCGGCGAATGCGGCGCGTATCCACGACGACGCCCGGTGAGACGAACCCGCAATGCGGGCAGTGCAGATACAGAGCGTCGGTCTCAAGCACGAGCAGCCCGTGGTCGGTGGGACACGACAGCCAGCGCCAGAGCCACGCGCGCATCGCATTAGGAGTCGCGCAGCCTTCGCGCAAACCGTCGGATCTGCCAGACATCCCACCGCATCACCAGCCAGCCGATTAGGCCTGTGGTGCCACGCCACCGATCGAGGGTCATGGGAACACCCCCGCGACTCTCGAGCCGGCCCAGCGGCGCTCGAGTTCAAAGGGCAGCACACCCCAGCGCACCGTCGCCACATCCCCAGTGTTGGCGCCGGGACAGTGGTTGCCGATCACATCGACAATCCAGATGCCGGTATCGCCACTGCTCGCCCGATAGGCGACGATGTCCCGCGCGAACACCACACACGAGGCGTCCTTGCACAGGTAGCCCCACCGTTGATCCTGCGACCGAAGCGTCCGAATCACGAGATCGAGAAACTGCCACGCCGTCTCGCCCGTGTGCTCCTGACAGCTATTGGCGAGTAAGGACGGATTCTGGCCGGCGATGTCGCGCGTGACGTGTTCGCCGTAGCTCGGCAAGGGTAAGACGCCGTTCGTCGTTCCTGAGGCACCTGGAGCGCCTGGAGCGGGTACCTGTGCGGTGTCCGAGCGGTCGTTATTATTCGTGTTGGTATTGGTGTTGATGTTCGTGATCGAGGTGCCGCCGCCACTGCCGCTGCTCGAGGGCGGCGCCGCCTGGACGACTGGCGTGGGATTGACGATGTCAATCTCACAGCCCGCACTCACGAGCGCGAGGAGCAGGACGAGGCGCCTCATTCCGTGCCGCAATCGCTGCACACTTGTTTGTCGGCCTGATACACAAACCGATAACAGCCGCACGTCGGACAGCGTCTCACTTCAGCCTCCTCAATTGGTCGCCGGGGGCGAGACTCGCCCACCGTCGTTGTTGGTCCGCGGGGGACAGCGTCGGGGCGGCCGGTTCGGGGAGCGTCTGGATCCACATTTCGTCGTTGAGCCATGTTGTCATCGAGGGAATAAAGCGCGGATTCTGCCACTGCACGCTGCGTTTGTGTTGCTCCACCGCATGCAGCAACAGGGCGAAGGGCACCTTCGCCAAGGCGTCGTAGAAGCACGCGCGCGCATGGCTGCCGCCCTTCCGGCGTGTGACCGGATACGCTGCGAGAAATTGCTGAAAGGGATCGTTCGGCATTTCAGAATTTTTTTCTCTCTCTCTCTCTCCCTTGCTAGTTGCAACAAGCACCCGAAGCGAAATACATGATTCTCACGGCGTCGCGACTTGCGTAGTTGGGGTCAGTTCCCCTGTTGCCGCACTAGAACGCACGGGGACTTCCATCTTTTTTCGGTCCGAAAATTTTCGGATGAAAAAAAACCGAAACACTACGGACCCTGCACGACGGATCCGCGGACGCTGCCCTAGAAGTCCCCGCGGCGAAAACGGGCAGCGAGTGTGCGCGTGGCGCCAACCGCCACAGGTCGCAGGGACGGCCGGTGGCATCCCCGCAGCGTCGAGCGAAGTTTTATCAAAACTGTTTCGCGCGGGGGGTCACGCCCACGCTTTATGCGCCCCTACACACCCATACGGCGCCCGTGCGCCACGCCGAAGCTAAACCGTTGCCGATCGGCTTCCCTCGCTCTCGCCACGAGCTGCGCCCACAAGGGCTGATCCACGGCCAGCCAGCGCACACACTCGACGGGGGCGTAGTGCGTCACAATCCCGAGCAAGGCTTGTAATCCTTCACACTCCGCATACAGGCCGAGTTCCACGGCCCACGGATCGAAATCCTTCGGCTTCGTCGCGCGCGGTTCCGCTTCAAAACGCGACATCATCGGGCACCACCGCCACGATCTCGTGAATAAGCTTCTTGTGCGGCTGCGTCGTCATCACGACGCGCTCGCCCGAGGCTTTCAACTGCTGCGCCTGCGCGGCTGTATCCGGATCCGTCGTCCCCGCAATCGCCCCGGTATCGAGCTTCACGTACGTCGCGCCGGATCGCTTCCCGGCTTCCACCGACACGATGACGCCCGACACCTGTGCCGAGGCGAACGGGAGCCAGGACGGCGGGAGGCCCGCATTGAGATCCGCCGGCGCCGCTGCCGCTCCCACAGCAGCCGCAGGATCACGTGCGTCTACGGACGCCAGCACCGGCGGATCGGGAATCTTCACGGCGTGGGGTATCGACTCCACTTCCGACTCATCGAGCGTCGAGAGCCCGACGAGCGAGAGCGTGACGCGCCGCTTCGCTTTCGTCTCCGCTTTCATCATCGCGTTCGAGCGCGACTCGCCTTTGAGGCCGGCAATCGGCACGGCGCCGATCGACTCATCGGCCCGGCCATTCGGCAGGGATGCTCGCGCTGTCACGACGTACACGTCCTCCATGACCTCGCGCGCCGTAATGACGACGCTAATGTCATACCGCTTGCGGAGTTGATCTGTGCAGTTGCGGAGCGCGTAGAGGACTTCGCGCCCGGACAGGCGCAAGAATTCAAAGGGCTTGGTGAGCGGATTCAGTCCGAGCGAGTCGCAGACGGCCGCGTAATAGGACGCCCGCTGCTTTGGCGTGAGCTGCGACAAGTCACCCCCCAGGATCACCTTCTCGATGACCTCCGGCGACGGCAGCTCGTGCGTCGGTGTGACCAGTCCTGTCATACGCCTCCTCTGTTCCGCCTGCCGGCGGGCGTCGAGCCCCGCCCCACTAGACCCACAGCCAGCCCGTGGCGAGCCCCATCGCGATCGTCAACAGCAGGGCCACCGCCAGGAACACGAGCACCAGCCCCCACCCGGCCACTTAGCGGCTCAATCCCCAATCAGGGCCGACTGTCGATTGGGCGTCACCTCACACCGGGCAGCTTCCCCGGTTCGGCCTTTCTGGGTTGTCTTGTTGTCGCCGTAGGTGATGCGCGTGACGCCGTTCAACCGCACGTACACGTAGAAGAGCTTCTTCATAATCCCTCTAACTCATTGCCCTAGCGCAACTTAGAACAGTTCATCCATTATAGGACTCACCACAGCGCGGGGCGGATTGCGACAGACCCCCGCCTGTGGTGTTAGGCGGTCTTCCGCTTCAGCCGCGGGTCTCCGCCCTTTTTGCCGTTCTCGCGCGCCGCTTTCTGTTTCGCCGCGGACGTCGCCGCGCCGCCACGCCGCCCTAAGACGGCGGCGGCGGCAGCGATCATTTTCTCTTCAACGGATCGGCGGCGCGGCATGCGGCGCTACTATGCGCCTCCAGCCCAAGCGGTGTCAAGGGGGTTGTCGCGGTGAGTCGTTCGAGGGCGCGCAGCAGCTCGCGTAAGTCCGATTCCGTCCGACACAAGCCGCCCGCCACGGCTTCGCAGACGAGATCAAGCAGCAACGGCGGCATGCTGGACCGTCGCACGTTACCGCAACGGGATCGGCGCCAGGCCGAACAGGCCGAGCAGGTACCAGAGCAGCCAGAGAATCACGACCACGCGGATCACGATCTTAAACGGCGCTGCCATCGGGACGTAATTCTCGGGAATTATATACATGACTCCCGTGCAATCCAATAACGATTCCGACATGGCGATTCATCGGAGTTTTACTCCTGCTCGGCCGCGCGCTTGTTTTCCAGAATCGTCTTACGCCGCTTGCGCTGGACGGCTGGCTTGCTCCGTGCTTTCGGTCGGTAGGCCAGCACCGTATCAACGATGGCGTTCAGGCCGCTAGGTGGCTCTTTCCATCCGCATGAACCACACACATCCTCGTTCCACTGTTCGCCACACATGGGGCAGTGGTGTTTCACATATCCTCCATCGCCGTGAGGCAGTCGGCGGGCAAGCCAGAGCATCGACACTGATGCACAAGAAGGCACACACCAGAATCGGCGTGGTAGCCCTCATGATGGCCGCACGGGCACATCTTTGGACCGTTGGGATAGCACCAGTGCGGAACGTATGGTGCGTCCTCTCTTGGGCCTTTGGAGCTGTCGCTGACTGGTCCGGGCATCTACTTGTCCTCCTGGTTTGGCCCGTGTGGCCCGGCGTGGCCCGTTGGCAGGGCACATCGATACGTCACATCGAATGGCTCATCGCGCGCTGGCGAAGTCTGCGGCACTGGATACCGACCGTCGCATCGCCCTTCCGCGTTGGTAATGGCGTCTTGGATGGTGACGATAGCCTTGACATACAACCGAACTACGCCATTGGTATCCACGAACGGTGCTGTCAAGTGGCCGCGTACCTCTTTCAGCGCCGACAGCAACTCGTCGCGCTGGGACTCAGCCTTCTCGGCACGAATCCGAAGCGGATGCTTGTCTGGCAGCTCAATCACATCCTGTTGCGGGTCCATGAACTCTGCCCCTTTCTGAGTAACTCGCCAATCAAAAGGATCTGGATCTTCAAATGGACCACTCATTGAATCAACGCCTTGTAGGTGAGTCGCTTAGAACGGCCGTCTTGCCGACAGGCCCGCGTCCGGCGTGCAGTTTCTTATTCGCGTGCTTATTGCCCTCCAAGCCGCCGACGAAACACTCGTCGATTTCGATGATGCCTTTGAGTTTCCGAAGGTTGCGCCCGCCACAGGCTTCGCGGAGTCGGTGCAACAGGAACCATGCCGTTTTCTGCGTCACGCCGATTTGCTTCGACAGTTGCAGACTGGAGATCCCCTTGCGGGCCGTGACGAGCAGATACATCGCATACAGCCACTTATGCAGCGGGATGTGACTCCGCTCCATGACCGTGCCCGTCCGGACGGTGAAGTCCTCAGCACAGGCGTTACAGCGGTAATAACCGCCCTTCCTGACGGTGATCCGCTCGTCGCTCTTGCAGACCGGGCAAACAGCACCGTTCGGCCAACGCCGCTGCTCGAAATAGACGCGGGCGGATTCCTTGTCGGGGAACCGCTCAAACAGTTGGAAGGTTGAGATTGTGCGTTTCGATATGAGTCAATTATGGGCCACAATGACCACGGGAGTCAAGTATATAGTTCCCTAATTCTCGACGAGATACAGCGCACACCCGAGGATGATCAGCAGAAATAGGAATGTGATCATGTGATCGCGTCTCCTTGCGTGCCGAAGCGTTCCGTCATTTCCTCGTGCGAGATCACCTCGATCGGCGTGCCGCGATAGCGATTCGAGATCACCCAATCAGTGAGCGCCACGACGACCCACCCCGTCGATAAGGGCACGCGCGGCAGCCCATCGACGAAGAGCGGCGGATCGCCATAGTCGGTGACGACGCCGACCGGGAGCGGCTGCCCCTCGAGGTATTGCTCCGCATAGACCTTCAGCGGCCGTTCAGTATGTTGGGTCTGATTCCCTTGCGGCGGAAATGGTGCAGCCATAGGGTGTCCTTTTTACGCGCTGAGATACACGCCCGAGAACACGCAGCCGGCGCCGCTGATTTGCGCATTGGTGGCGGCGACCCCGGTTGCGCCGTGCAGGATCTCGATCACCGTGGCCCCCGTGAGCACGCGGAACGTGTAGGCATTCACGAGGCCGAACAACCCCGCCGCAATATGCGCCGGCGCGACCGGGAGGCCGCCGATCTTGGCGTTCGCCCCGTTCGACGTCACGGGATAATTGACCTGCGCTGTAATCATCACGAGACTATGGAATCGCCAGTAGCGACCGACCGCATAGCCGTACACGAGCCCCGCGCCGCTCGCATCGACCGGCGTCCACGCCCCCTGCGTCGGCACGATGATCGCCGCATCGCCCGCCGCGATCGCGGCATCCGTCGGATCGAGGAGGACCGTCTTAATCTTGTCTTTGTTCCAGACGGTCCCGACCAGGTTTGAGCCGTCGTCGTCAATCAGCGCATTCCAGGGACCGCGGTCAATCGCCATCAGGCGCCCGCCTTTCGTAAGAGCTGCTGGAGAATCGCATCGAACGAATGCCGCACACTGGACGCCGTGACCGTGAACTTCGGCCGGAGCGTCGGCGCCACGCCGATCTCGGAGACGGCGACATCCTGAATCGTGAGCGTCTCCTGAATCGCCGGCGTCGCGAGCGCGATCGTGACGGTCTTGCCGGATTTCGTTTTCGTGTCGCGGCTCGCATACGTCACGCTCACGAGCGGCCGGCTATAGAGTTCGAGTTCTGCATCGCACACTTGCATCAACGACGCTTCGGAGCGCCGCTCGTCGCTGACGATGTGCTCATAGATCCCGTCGCCCGTCCCGTCGAGACTCAGCATGTACGCCTGCGCGGCGAGGTCGTCGCGCTGCACCCACACATAGATCGGCGAATCCTTCAACATCAACTCGAGGATGCCGACGACGCCGAGCAACGCCGGTGACGCGGTCACCGTGGAGTTGTACGCGACGGCGGCCACGAGCGACCCGACCCCTGTCGCCGGAATCCCCGTAAGCGTGCTCGCCGTCGTCCCGCTGTAGCGGATCGTTTGTTCGCCGTTGCCGACGACGGCCCAGCCGCCTGTTGCACTAAACGCCGCGGCGTTCGCGACGATCATTGTGGTCGAGCCGGCCGGGACTTGCCCGTTCGGCTGCGTCAGCCCCGAGGTATCGGACGCCGGCGCCGCCGCGCCGAGGTTCGCATCTGGCGCGTTGTCCTGAATCACGGTGGTCGTGTTGTCGGCGATCGGCGTCAGGAGTTGCAGCGGATCGACATTCGCCTTCGAGCGATAGATCTTGCGCCCGGTTACGCCGGACCCTCCGACGCCGAACGTCAGGCGCACATTGTTCGCCACGGCTGTGTTCGTCGCGGGCATGACGGCGCCGAGACTCGCGTTCGCGGTCGTATCGGTGTACGTGGTCTGCGTATTGTTCGCGATCGTCGCGAGCAGTTTGTAGTCACCGCCAGTACTGCGATAGAGCCGGCGCGCCGTCACGTTCGGCGGCCCGATCGCAATCCCCGAGAGCGGCACCGTCTGATACGCCGTCCCCGGCACAAGCGCCGTATTCGTCCCGGCTGGCGGGACACCGAGCAGCGTCTCCCCGCTGCCATCGGTATAGTTCCCCCCGAACGATTCCGCCACGTTATACGAGTTCTGGAACACGCCGTTCCTGTAGCGATACACCCGCCGCGTCGTCACGGTCGCATCCGGCGAGATCGACAACCCCGAGAGCTTGATCCCCTGACTCACAGTAGCCGGCTGCCCGCCATAATGAATTGCCGTGATCGGCGCCGACAGCGGCCCCGCCGTCGTCACCCCCTGCGCGTTGACATAGGCATACCGAAACGTCATCACGTCCCCCGGCTGATACGCCGTCGTCATCGCATCTAACACATTGGACAAGAGGAGCGTATTCGTCGGCGCCGGCACGTAGTAGCCGCCGACCGACGTTGTCGCGGATTGCGTGACGCCCGGCGTGGTCGTTTCGCCGGTTGCCGTGACAAACGTCACCGCGTAGAAGTGCGTGCCGACATCGACGGATCCGCCGGCCTGCACGGCGCCCGGCGTCGGCGCGACCGACGGCGGCGCCGTGAGCCCGACCGAGACCGCGGCGATCGGACTCGGGAGCGATTCCCCACTCGCCGTCGTGAACGTGTAGGCGTACTTGTGGATGCCCGATTCGATCCCGGCGCCATCGACCGCCGACACCCCCGGCGCTGCGGACGGCGTCGCGCCCGGTCCCACGAGCCCACCGCCGCCGCCGAGTTGCACACCCGTATACGTCAGCACGCGGGACGCGGCCCCGTCTGGCGTGACCGCGCTAATCGCCTGTCCGCCGACCGCATTAAACATCGTCGCGATCTCGACGGGGATCGTCGTCACCGTGGCATCGACCGTCGCGGCAAGCTGCGTGCTCGCGCCCTTGCCGAACACCCGCGTCCGCACTTGCGACTTGTCGATCGTCCAACGGATCGGCGGCTCATGCAGGAACCGACTCGGCGAGTCGTCAATCGGATCGGGCGCCGGCCCCGGCGGCGTGATGAACAAGTACAACGTCCGGTTCTCGAAGTACCAGTAGCCGCCGATGATCTTCGCGAGCGCCGTCAAGCAGCCTTTCATGCCGCCTTCGCTGCCGTCGAAGTTAATCGAGATCGGCGGAAGATTCGCCTCGACGCCCGCGCTCGAGTAGCCGGGCGCATAGGTGCTAATCAGCCATTGCGCGATCGTCGTCGCGCTCGTGTTCGTCCAGAGGCCGAGCGGGCGCTTGCGGTTCGCCCGCGCCGTATCGTCGATGGCCGTGCAGGGATGCATGACGGTGGTCGGCCGGCCCTTGTAGGTGCGGTCGACGGTTTGCAACTCGCCGCCAAAGAGGAGCGTCGGATCGTTGCTGTCGACCCACACCTCAAGCCGGGCGCCCAGTGTCGGCGCCGCGCCGTAGAACGTAATCTGGCAGGTATTCGGCGTGTCAAATACGACATCGCGAATCGACACGGACTTGTAGATCACGCGCGTGGGACTCGTCGGGGCGGAGATGTCGACGCCGCCGAGAATGAACCAGATCCGCGCTGGCCGTGTCGCCGCTTGATCGGCCGTGAGATAGTTCAGGCGGAAGTTGTTCAGACGCGCCGTGTTCAGAACTGCAGGCTGTAACGGCATTACGTCACCAGCGACCCGCGTTGAATCTGCCGGCTGATTTCTTCAGACACGCGCCGCGCGATCTCGGACTCGGTGTCGACGATGTTGAACGTGTTCGAGACTTGCGTGCCCTTCGTCGCGTAGCCCATCTTCATCGCCCAGGAGAGGAAGTCGGGCGCCGGCCCGCCGCCAATCGCGCCGGCCGCGCTGCCACTGCCGAAGCGCGCCGTATACGCACTCATCGCCGCTTCGACGCCCATCGTGCCGAAGGCCATGCCGCCGAGGTTCACGCCGACACTGCCGGGCGCGTTCTTACTCGGCGCCGCGGCTTCCCGCGCCGCTTCGGTCACACTGCGATACGTCTCCTCGAGTTTTTCCAGCGCGGGCACGGCCGCCGATTCGACCGTCGCGATCGACGCCATGAGCTGTTGGTCAAAGAACATCTGTGATTCGCCCGCTTTGCGGATCTCCGGCGCCAGCGATTTCATCCAACTATCGAGCGAGCCGAGCGCGGGCTCGTTGAGTTGCAGGATCCGGGTCTGTTCCTGAAGGGCTTTGTTGAGCGCCGACACTTGTACTTCCGACAAATTCATCGCCGTCGCGATCGTGGATTGCGCCCCCCCGAGCGCGAGCGCCGCGGTCGCAGCCGCCGCCGTCGCGGGCAGGATCGTCTCGAGCGTGGTCCGCCAGCCGCCGCCGAGTTGATTGAGTTCGGCTTGCGCGTCGCTGACTTTCTTCAGATCCGCGCGTTCCTTCTCGCGGAGTTTCTCGAGGATCGCGCTGCTCTCTTTTGCCCGGTTCGTGTAATGCGTAATCGCTTCGGCGCTAATCCCGAACCGTTCCGCGAGTTGCTTGACGGTCGACGAGCCCTCTTTCAGTTCCCGCGTGATCGTCTCGAGGTCGCCGCTATTGCGGACCTTTGAGATCTGCCGGTCCCAGTCGGCGAGCCGTTGCGCGCCCGTATTCAACGAGGCGGCGTGCTTCGCATTCCACTCCGTATTCACCCGGATCGCTTCGGTCACGGTCGTGACGGCGTAGCCCGCGCGTTGCGTCGCGAGCGCGAGGGCGTCCGTTTGCGCGGTCGCATTCGCCGCCGCCACATCGCCCCACCCGAGGAGCTTCGCCGTCGCATTGCCGATCGCCGTATCGAGCCCGATAAACTCGGCGCCCATTTTGGTGAGTTCAAACGTCGCCACGCCGACGCTCGCCGCGAGCCCGAGCGAGCCAAAGGCGCCCAGCTTCTCAAAGGTCAGCCCCGAGACGTTGCCGAGTTCCCGCAGCGCGCCGATCGGCTTGCTCAGGTTGACGCCCACCGTTGACAAGACGCGATCGGCGGCGCCCAGGCCCTCCGCCATATCGCCAAACGCGTTGCCTGTACTGGCGCCCGCGCCTTCGAGCTCCTTCAGCTTCACGACGGAGCGATCGATTTCCTGCGTGAACTGCGAGAAGTCCGCCGTCATCACGCCCGACAACGCGGCCATTTAGTCGAGTACCTCGAGTTCCGCCTTCTCTGTGCGCGCGTTCAGATCCTCGATGAGCACTTCGTACACCTCCCGCGGCAACGCCCGAATGTCCTCATAGCTCATACCCATCACCTTGCACAACGCGAGGTCCGTCAGGATACGGCGACGAGATCGCTCGTCCTTTTTTTTTCTGCAATCGCGCGTTCATTCGCCGTCGCATGCGCGTCAAGCGCCTGCGTGATCTCGACGAGTGTCGCGACATCGAGACTTCGGAGCACGTCCCGCCGTTCGTCCGTCGACAGCCCGA